CACCAGCCATCACACCATGTACGTGATCTTCAACATTCCAGCCATCATCCTCTGATGAGTATTCGCCAAAATCTTTGATCATCTGGTGTACCAATGATGTCGTGGGTACGATGATTACTAGTTTCTTGTCTTCTTCTAACATAGACTGATAGAAGCGTATAAGAATATATTGCATGAGCGATTTGCCCGAACCTGTCGCAGACAATAGAACCGCACGATTATGATTGATCGCGTGTTTGATTGCGTTGATCTGATAGTCTCGGCGTTCGTACTTTTCGGGGATTTGTAGGTCGTTATTGATGATGTCAATAACTTGCTTTTCTGAAATGAGTCCACTGTCTTTGTATTCTACGTCGCCGCTAAGCTGTAGAGAATAGCCAGAGTCTTTACAGAATTTGGTTAGATATGATGATAGACCCACATGAAGTGTCTGTGAGTGCTGCGAATACAGACGTATCCAGCCGTCCCACATTTTCATTTTGTACTTTGGTGAGAATTGGTAGTTCGGTGGGCGAAATTTGAAGAAATCTTCTAGCTCTGCCTTTATTGATGGGCTTGCATCAACATATAAGAACGTTTCATTTATTTTCGATATAGTTACATAAGACATGTAAACTATTTAGCTGGTTTCTCCATTGAGAAATTTGATGTATGATATCGCATTTCTAATAGAGTTTGACCGCCATGCGATCTGTTTCAGTATGCTTTCACACAATTCTACTTTTAGTTTAGCCTTGTCTGTAGCGATTGATACTTTTGCAACATCCGGATCGACATTCACGTATCGATCTAGATCAGTCTTCATGACCTTCTTATCAAACGGCTTGTCTTTGTATACAGACGTATCAGCTTTTCCAGAATAATATTCTTTGGCATCGAACTGCTTTTTATCGAGCATATATTGCAACCGTGTAAGCTGCTCTTTACACATTCGATAAATTCCCAACCATTCTGCGTGTAGGTAATCGACATCCAGTGAATTTTCTGCTAACATGGTCTTGTCTAGCTTGGAGTCCTTTTTCCACTTGGTTTCTATTTCTTCGATGGATGGGCATTTTGGTGTGGGTGTGGGTGCTGGTGTAGGCATGATATAAATTTTCTCTTCTGTTGTTTATGATAAATAGTCAATGCTATATGTAGTATACGCGAAAGTACAAGTACATACAAGGTTTTGTGCATCATCTGATACAGTCGTAAACTGCAATTCAGACAGTGACACTGGAAATAAATCTTTGAATGTCACGCGAGCCACCGGATTTTGCTTGTTGGATCGAATGGTTACAATCGCGTCTGTTACACCACCACCGAGAGAATCGGTCATATGGTCTTCTGCTCTTAATGATGATAGGTCTGTTGTGTCTTCTGCTGTATAGAGTTTTCGTAGCCAGTCGTGCAATTTACGAAAGTTTGCTAGCTCTTCGTCTACTAAAAACGTGATAGTAAGCTGATCATATACAAGCACATCACCGGGAATCATGACAGGTGAGTTGGGCGTTCCCATATCGATCGGCGTTCCGTTGATGGATGGGATGTTCGCAGTTTGTAAGTGATATACCGTATCTTGGATATATGAACATGAAAATGAGAACCCAGTCTCTTTAACGTAATTTGTGCTGGTTGGCGTGTTTTTTGTAAATCCGGGTGTGGGCATGACTTATAGCCTTTTGAATAAATTCTTGATGTGGGGGTTGTATTGTGGGGCTAGATGCCCTATAATAGTGTAACGACCTAGTTATTTATACACCTTCTTAATGGAGACACACTTTGCCCGACGTAATTGATACACAACTGGACTTTGCCATCGACAATGCATTGAATGTAATGCTCGTAGGTAAACATGGTGTGGGCAAGACTGCCCGCATTCTTGGTAAATGGGATGAGAAAAACATCAATTATCTGTATTTCTCTGCATCTACAATGGACCCATTCGTGGACTTTGTTGGTGTTCCCAAAGAAATGACCGACCCTGAAACCGGCGAAGCGTATCTAGGATTTGTTCGACCTCAAGCGTTGAACGACGAATCTTTGGAAGCTCTATTCTTCGATGAATATAACCGGTCGCCTAAAAAGACACGAAACGCTGTCATGGAATTGATTCAGTTCAAGTCTATTAACGGGCGAAAGTTCCCTAACCTAAAATTCATTTGGGTTGCCATCAATCCGGATGACGATGAAGACGAAACCTATGATGTCGAAATCATGGATGCTGCACAATCCGACCGCTTTCATATGCGGATCGATGTGCCTTACGAAGCATCTGCATCATACTTTGTTAAAAAGTATCCGGGTTCTGTTGGTGCGTCTGCAGTCGGCTGGTGGAATGCCTTGACCGAAAAGGGTCGCAAAAAGATTTCGCCACGACGTTTGGACTATGCGGTTGACGCATACACAAAAGGTGCGAGTAAATCTGCATTGAAGTCATTTTTTCCGACTGGTGTCAATGTTGCGGAATTCGTCAAAGCATTGGCATCTGGCGATCTGAAATCAAAGATCGTAGACGCGATTGGTACAAAGAATTCTGATGTTCTAAGCAACATCGTTAACGGTTCTGAAACACGATCTGTTGTAGACGGTATTGATGACATCGTAGAAACCGATGCGAATGTTTTTAAGCATATCGTAGACGCAGCAAATCAAGAAACGCTTGTCCGAATCGTCTCTGATTTTAGCAAGACTGTCCGAGCATTCATGAAAGATGACCAATATAAAGAAGCTCTTACGGGTCTTCTAGAAATTGATTCGATCGATAGTGACCTGACCGATAAGGTAAATAGCTTGCTCGGTGTGATTGACGATGTGAGTACAAAAGACGATGAGGATGCCGATTCGATCTACACATTCTTCGACGAAATCTCAAAAGGTGGTGTGAAATAATATGATCACGCAATTCGAACTACAGCAAGAATTTAATAAGATTTCAATCGATCTTGAAAGATTGAATGGTGTGTTCTGCCAGTTTTGGGATTTGGGTAAGCCTGTCTTGACCGAAGAATTGCCCACCGCTGCTGTTGCCTTTAACGATAAGGGTGCGTGTATCGAGTTTCTAATCAATCCTGTTTTCTGGTCGCATCTGAATTATGAAACAAAACTGTTTCTGATCTCTCACGAGTGTATGCATGTTATTCTGGATCATGGTAAGCGATCTAGTAAATTCGTGCGTACAGACACAACAACCGATTTTGAAAAGTCTCTGACTAATATTGCAATGGATGTTGTGATTAACGAAACCATTGTCAAGCACTTTGGTATGAGTCGATCATCGCTGAACTTTGCAGACGCAGTGGATGCGATGACAGAAGCGAGTGAAGATTCTGTTGATGTCGATGCATCACATCCTGCTAGCGATCTGTCTGAATTAAAGCATGGTGCGTTTATCGATACCGTGTTTGGCAAGATCAAGCCTGATGTTTCAGAAGACATGTCGTATGAGTATTACTACTCTGTTCTGTCCGCACACTTCAAAGAGAAAATCAAAGACGCAAAAGATCAGCAAGAAATGATGAAACAAATCATGAAAGCTATCTCACAAATGAGTTCTGATGATCATGAAAAACTTCGTGAATCGATGGACGGAAAGTCTGGTGATGCCGGTGATGCTGTTGTTACGCAAATTGTAGAATCTGCTGATAAAGATGCGATCGAAGAATTGTCTGATGCAATGAATGCTGGTTTCGGCAAGGGATATCCCGGCGATCCTCTGATTGCTGGTGCGTTGAAGCGTAAGATTGAACTAGACTATCGGAAAGTAAAAAAGCTACGAAAGTGGCAAACACTGTTCCGACGATGTGTCAAGAAAATTCAAGAAGAGGCAGAAGATTATCAGTGGGTCCATCCACATAGGCGACAAACAATGTTGCCGAAAGATTATCTGTTGCCATGTGAAGGAAATGCAACCAACGACGATAACCGATTTATGGTTTGGTTGTTCATCGATTCGTCTGGTTCATGCCACCACCTTAAAGATCAATTCTTCAAAGCTGCATATTCACTTGACCCGAAATACTTCAACGTAAAGCTGTTCTCGCGAACAACCGAAGTCTGCGAGTTGGACTATAAGAAGCCAGAAATTACTGGATATGGTTCTGATGACTATCGATGTATCGAGCGACACATCCAAGATCAGTTGAGCAAGCGAAAGATCGGGAAGTATCCCGAAATCGTCATGCACTTTACTGATGGGCATGATTGCTCTGGTCATATGGTCAAGCCACAAAAACCTATGAACTGGTTTTGGTTCTTGACTGATGAAATG